GCTGAGTCCCGAGGACTGGTGCCGTGATGTTGGATTGTTGCCGGCGCTTGGCTGATCCCCATCCCCTGCCGGTGAGTATCGAACAACGCTAGCCACCTAGCATCCCGCGACCGCTGAGAAGCGCCGCAACCGCTCCCCGGTGGCATTGGGGGAGAGGCTCAGACGAAAGGCTCGAAATGAGCGGAGAAGTAGCAGAGGCATTGCCACAGGCCGATGAGGCAACGGCAGGCGCTGCGGTTGATCCAGCAACCCAAGCACTGACCGAGACTAACCGCGCAATCGACGCGGACGAGGGGGAGAACAAGGAAGCGCCCGCAGAGGCAGCGAAGCCGGAAAAGACGCCAGAGCAGCGCGAGATTGAACGGCTGCGGCGGGGGATCGACCGGCGCACCAGGCAGCTTGCCGAGGCTCGCGCACAAGCGCAGTTGACACAGCGGCAGATAGGTGATACAAATGGGCAATCCGCAGACGATAGTCAACCCCTATCGCTGACCCGCGCTGAACTTGCGCAACTTGTCAAAGCAGAAGCCCTCAAGCTCGCGCCGACAGTTGCAGAGCAGCGGACCGAGGTGCAGCGCCGTCAGGGTGTTATCGAATCGCTTGCCAAGACCTGGGGTCAACAGAAGTTCGACGAAATCGCGTCCGATTTGGACGAGGTTTTCGGCGGCTTGCAAGACGCTAGCGGCACTCCAAAACCTGCCATTGAAGCCGTCTTCGAGGCCGACGATCCTGTCAAGGTAATCGAATGGCTTGCTGATCCCGAAAACGCGGACGAAGCGGAACGCATTTCCAAACTGAGCGCGGTACGTGCAGGGCGAGAAATCGCAAAGCTCGAAACCAAACTCAAGGCGGATGCCGACAAGCTCAAGCCGCGTGTTAGCAAGGCTCCGGCACCGCTGGAACCAGTCAGAGGCGCAGGCCCTGTCAGCAAGTCGCTGGCGGACATGCCCTATGACCAGTTCGTGAAGCGGCGTCAGGAAATGATCCGTAACCGTTAACGCCGAGAGGCGCTGCGAGGTAAACATGAGCAACGTTTTCAAGGTCACCGACATGGTGGCAAAGGAATCCCTGCGAATCGCGCACGAAAAGGCCGCGTTCCTGGGGACGATTGACCGTCAGTACGATGGTTCTTTCAAGATGGGCGCGAAGCACGGCGATTCGCTGCGCGTGAAGTCGCCCAATATGTACAAGCGCCGTCAGGGCTCGCGCATCATGGATGTGCAGGACCAGAGCGAGGAAACGCAAACCATCACCGTCGCCACTCAGGACGGCGTGGACATGCGCTTCAACTCGCAGGAACTGCTGCAGTCGGTGGACAACGATGGTGCTTTCGACGCCCTGTCGAAGAAGTACATCGAGCCTGCCGTGGCTACGCTGATTTCCGGCATCGAGTCCGACGCTATCGCCTACATGACCAAGGCAACTTGGAACGTGGCCGGTACTGCTGGCACTGCGTTGACGGACTTGGTCGCGGTGGGTGCTGCGCGTGCCAAGCTGAACCAGAACCTTGCGCCGAAGGACGGCAATCGCGTGGTGATGTGCGATTCCGTTGCGATGGGTGGGCTGGTCAACGGTCTGAAGGGTCTGTTTCAGGACTCCGCGCAGATTCGTGAGCAGTACCGCGAGGGCATGATCGGTCGTACTGCGATGGCCGATTGGTACGAGAACGATCGTATGTGGACGCTGACCAACACGGGCGACGTTGCTGGTGATGTGAACGCTGCGATCTCCTCGGGTGCCACGTCGCTGACGGCTTCCAATCTGTCGGTGGCTCCGACTGCTGGCATGGTGTTCACCATCGCTGGTGTGTACGAAGTCCACCCGGAGACGAAGGCTCCCTATGCCCATCTGAAGCAGTTCGTTGTCGGCTCGGGCTCTACCACGACCAACATCGTGTTCAGCCCGGCGCTGATCTTCGACACGACCAACGCACGGCAGAACGCCTACATCGCTGCGGGCTCGATTTCGAGCGGTGCCATCACGTTCGTGGGCTCTCTGTCCACCAGCTACGTGCAGCAACTGATGTACCACCAAGAGGCGTACCAGTTCATCACGGCTGACCTGCCGCTGATGGACGACGCGCAGAAGTGCGTACGTCGCGGTCCTATCGCTGGCGACAAGGGCAACCTTTCGCTGCGCGTGTGGATGGGCTCGGACATCCGCAACGATGAGCTGCTGCTTCGCTTGGACATCCTGTACGGCTTTGCCGCGCTGCGTCCGGGTTGGGGTTGCCGTGTGATCGGTGCCGCTAACGCCTAATCTGAAAGGAAACGATCATGGCACTTTCTTCCTCCCTTGAGCGCCTGGGTTACGGCTCTCCCGATGGTTGCGTTGCAACCGGCCTGCATCGTCAGGTCATCGCTGTCACGGCATCGCGCACGCTGCTGCCCGAGGAATCCGGTTCGCTGGTGACCTTGGGTGTGGCATCGGGCGCGACGCTGACCCTTCCTGCTGCAGCTGAAGGCATGCAGTTTGACGTGGGCGTGACCGTCTCGCGTACCTCCAACAGCTACAAGATCATCTGCGCAAGCGGTGACTTCCTGATCGGTGCGTACATCGCGGGCGACTCTGCGGTGGCAACATCTGGTGACGTGTTCACCGGCGACGGCTCCACGCATCTGGCGCTGACGTTCGACGGTGACACCAAAGGCGGGCTGGTTGGTGGGCGTCTGCGCTTCACCGCGATCAGTTCCACGCAATGGTACGTCGAGGGCTACATCGTCGGCACCGGCACGATGGTGACTGCTTTTGCGACTTCTTGATAGGTAAGGCCCGATGTTCTACGCGAAACATCCGACGCTTGGCAACAAGCATTTCGAGAGCGTGGACCGGGCCGCGATGGAGGCGGATGGCTGGCGGTTCTTTCCTCACCCCGAGGGGAACTTGCCAGCCTATTTGCCGATTGCAGAAATTGCGCTAGAGACGCCAATCGAGACTGCCGCGCCTGATGTGCTGGTGGCCGAGAAAAAACGTCCTGGCAGGCCCAAAAAGGCCGGGTAAGGGTCTCCTTGGTGGTTGGGTTTACGGGGACGGCTAATCACTGTCCCCGTTTTTTGAAGGCTAGGCATGCGGGCGCTCGACATCATCACCGACGCATTTGAACGCCTCAACCGGCTATCCGCAGGCGAGACGCTGAACGCTGACGACTCCGCAAAGGGTTTTCGTCGGCTGAATCTCCTGGTGGATGAATGGAGCGCAAAGCGCCAATTCCTCTACAAATCCGTCCTAACCTCTGCTGCTCAAACGGGCAACATCACGCTGGCGGCTGGATCGTGGGCGACCATCCCTGTGGGCACTGAAATCCTCGGCGTGACGGTGGACGAGGAACCGATCAGCAAGCTCACGATGCTGCAATATTCCGGGCTGTACGACCCGACGCAGACGGGCTCCCCGGTGGCGTGGGCGCAGGATGGTCTGTCTACCGTCTACCTGTACCCTGTGGCGTCGGGGCAGACTGTGCAACTACTGACCGCCGTCACTGCGACCGCGTTTGCGGACCTGACGACGACTTACACGGCCCCTCCGGGCTACGAGAACGGTCTAGGGGCGGCTTTGGCGGTGCGGCTGGCACCTTCGGTACTCGGGAAGCTCCCGATTGAACTGGTGCGGGCTGAGAAGGCCGCATGTATGGGCATCATGGGGTGGGAGCCTGCCATTGTGGACTATGGCTCCTACCAGACGGCGGCACCGACCGGCAACATCCTGAACGGGTGGAATTGATGGCTGGTAGCCCCTACGTCCAAGCCATCGGGCCATCCTACTTCCTGGGCGACCGGAAGGCGGCTGTCCAGCGGGCGGTGAACGTCTACCCCAAGAAACTTGACGGCCAGAACTTCATGATGGCATCGGCTCCGGGTGAAGTGCAGATTGCCGACCTTGCGGCAGAGGGTCGGGGCCAGTGGGTGGCGGCTGGACGGTTGTTCACGGTGGCGGGGACGGGCCTGTATGAACTGGTGAGCGGTTCTTACGTGCTGCGCGGATCACTCGCCACCGGCTCCGGGCCTGTTGGCATGGACGACAACAAGACGCAGCTTGCGATTGTTGACGGCGATCACCTGTACATCTTTGATCTCGGCTCCAACGTGCTGACGGAAATCACGGTAGACGGCTGGCGCGGGTCTTACAACGTGGTGGAGATCGATGGTTACTTCGTTTTCGCGGACCCGGAAACAGATCAGTTCTATCTATCGGCCATCGACGATGGCACGGCATTGGATGCGCTGGACTTTTCCAGTGCGGACAGCTCACCCGACGACATCGTCACGATCCGCGCAAGCCATCGGCAACTGTGGCTCTTTGGCGACCTGTCTACGGAAATCTGGATCAACAGCGGCGGCGCTGATTTCCCCTTCGTGCGCTATCAGTCATACACGCTGGATGTCGGGTGTGTCGGGCGGTTTGCTGCCATCAATGCGGCGGATACGCTGTTCTGGATCGGGCAGACGCACAACGGGCGGGGCATCGTCTACATGGCTTCAGGGAACCAGCCGCAGCGGGTGAGTACCACGGCAGTCGAGGAAGCACTGAGGGCATCCAGCGACATCACGCAGGCAACGATGTGGAGTTACCAAATCGAGGGGCATGAGTTCATCGGCATCAATGCGCCGGGGCTTGAGACAACGTGGGTGTTTGATGCCAGTCAGCAGCAATGGAGCGAACGCGGGGAATGGTCTGCCGGGTGGCAGCGACTGCGGGCTGACTTCATCACGGCCTACCAGGGCGAACACTACGCGATTGATTCGCTCGGTGTTGTCACGCGTCTGGATGCGGACACGAACACGCTAAACGGGCGAGTCCTGCGGCGTGAACGGACATGGCCGCATATGGTGCAGCCGAGCCTAGAGCCTGTGAGCTACTTCGGCGTCGAGATTTCCTGCAAAACAGGCTACGGCGGGTTGATCGCGCTGGAAGTCTCCAACGATGGCGGCAACACCTTCGGGCCTGCATTGCTGCGCTCTCTCGGGGTTACGGGTAGATGGATGGAGCGAGTACGCTGGAACGGGCTAGGAACCTCGTTCAATCGAGTTTTCCGGCTGTGGCAAACCGATGATGCGCCGTTTGGCCTGTATAGCGCGGCGGTGAACGTATGACGATCGTCACGAAACCGCAGGGGCGCATCGAAGTCGGATATGCGTCTTACAACGGGCAGCGCGTGCCTGTGACCATCTCGCTTGAGTGGGACAGGTTCCTCTCTACGCTGACGACTGAACTGAATCGCGGGCTTGCCGGATTTACAGGCGCTCAAGGTTCCGCAGGCGCTGCGATTGCGATGCTCGATGACGGCGCAGGCTCGTCGGATGAGCCTATGGTGATCATCCAGAACATCAGCGGCGGCGGCGCTTCATGGACCGAGGTTGAGGTTGATTTTGGGACAGAACCTGTTTACGAGGCGTCTTTCACGATTACGGACGGGGCAATTACCGGCACGTCAAAGATTCAGGTTTTGCCGTGTGGCAAAGCGGCTACAGGCAGGACTGCAGATGATTGGCAATGGGATGGCGCGACTTTCGCAGCAAACCCCGGCAGCGGCTCGGCTACCTGTTATGCGGTGTTTACTCCCGGCCCTGTTGTCGGCCCGCGCAAAGTCCAATATTCAGTAGGTGCATAAATGGCTGTCATTGATTCTGGCTCTAGCTCGGCAGGCAAAGCAAACGTAGACGCGGGATATAACCTGCAAGTCGCTTTGCCGAACACGCACGCCTATATTGGCGGGGTGCGGATGCACTCGGAGAACGACAGCGGGGAGCATACAGGGGTTGCGTATCTGAAGGCCCCGGAGACTTCCCCCGATTACCGGCTGCGGGCGGGCCTGGACACGATCCTTTTCAATGACGTGTTCAACGCAACGGCGCAAAACACGCATCTTTGGAGCTACACCTTCAACACGCTGACGGCTGCGCAGCCAGGAGCGGGAACGGTGAACTTCTCCACGGTGCAGGGCACGACTTCTGCCCACGGCGCTTTCATGCGGACGTTCCAATACTTCCCGCTGGTGAACACGGCACCTCTGGCGGTTGAGTTTTACTTTGGTCAGTTCACGGCGCAGATGGTGTCCGGTGAGGTGTGGCTGATGGGGCTAGGACTTCCGACTGCGGCCACGACGATTCCGACCGATGGCGTATGGATGCGCTTGACCTCGGCAGGGCTGGAAGGTGTGATTTCGTTCAACGGCAGCACTACAACGACAAGTTTTAGTGTTGCAAAGCCGCTTTCTGATTTCGCCACGGGGCAGATTTACAAAGCTCTTATTGTTGTTGGCGA